TGTATTCTCTACCCCCCTGTTAGCTACAGGGGGTTGAGGGAATTTAAATTCCCTTGTAAAAATTCAACAAAACATAATGTCAAGCAAAATCATTCTTCAAGCAACCGCATGCGGTTGCTTGAAGCTATCATTTTGTATTGACATTTATGTGAATGTCAGAATTACTTGTTTGAAAATTTAAAGGCTGAAAGCCTGAATCGGATAAACTACATATTGTTTTGTAACTATCAAACATTTCACGCAATTCCTTATCATGCACAAAAAAGAACAGCTTACGCAACTTTTTTTCTTTAAGATTTCCCTCTGCATCAAGAATTGGTTTATAAACTCTTACAACAGTTAAACAACCAAATATTGTAAAAGGATAATACATAAGATATGTATTTTCCCTAATCGGTTTTGCAACTCGTGTAAACACTTGCGAAGTTGCTAAAATACAGCGTCTAACCTTTCGTTGTTGAGTAATAACTGTAAGCATATCAGGCGGAAAATTCTTTGACTGGTTAGAACTAAACCAGTTTTGAACTTCATCAATACAATCAAGCTCACCATAAATACCATTAGTATCAAGCGTCAAGTCTTTCCAACTATTAAGAGGAAAGTCTTGAAACGTACAATTAAAATTAGTTCTTACTTTAAGACGAGGATACATATATCGATACTTGCGTATCAAATAAGCCATAAGAGTAGTCTTGCCACTCCCCTGTTCCCCACATAAAAGATGCATGCCATACTCCTGAAAAGTGTTAGGATCAAGAGTAAGCTTGTCATAAATAAGTTGCTTAGGAAAATCAACAAGAATTCTTTTTAAAAAAGACCCTGTTTTATATCTACGGCACTCTGACTTAACAGGCTTAACTTTTTTCACAAATCGGAAATAAAAAAGCCAAACCAAAGAAGAAAATATAAGCGGAGAAAATAAATAAAACAGCCATTTAAAAAAGAAAAAACAAATTCTAAAAAAAGTATACATAATTTTAAGCTCCCATCGTTGGTATAAATGACTTAATACGTATAACTAACGCCCAAGCAATCTTAAATAATGATAAAGATATAGATATAACAAGAATAGGTAATAGCTCAACAATTGGAAATATGTATTCTAGATTAAGCAAAAAATTCTGTAAAGTATTAAAAACATCTTTAGGAATAGAAATATCAATATCAGGAAGTGATTGCAAAAGCAACTTAGGAAGAAAAAGAAAAACATTTATTAATGCTTCAGTAATCATATAGACCTCCTAGTCAGAAGTAATACCACCAATTATACTTGGTATACGTTTAATCGTACGTTGTATAAAATGATAATAAGAAATAACAATGATAATTGAATGAATATATTTTCTATAAGGTTGATACAAAGACCAATCAATAATAGAATACTTTTTATCATAAAGAGTAAACTCAATAGCAGGAACATCAGAAGAAAAATTCAAGTTTACTAATTTAGAAGCTAAATCAGTAAATTGAGAAATAAATCCAAATTTCTCATTAATAACATTCTTAATTTCAGTAAAAGCATTATCCTCGTCAGGAATAAATAAAAAAACAAGCAATTCCTTTAGCTTATTAAATAAATTTGTAAAAAAAGAAGAAAAGAAATCACTTATTAAATCAAATATAGAAGATATCTTATCAACAAGACCAGACAACGCAGAAGAAACCGCATCATAAATTGTACTTGGTAATGAACCGATAGATTTTACAAGATTTTTGACATTATCTAAAATATTTTTGCTCGTTTTAATCTGTTCAGTATTATCAACTGAACTAGAGCTTGTAGGTTCTGTACTGGGTTGCGTAACAGGCTGATAATCAAAACTAGGATAAACAGGCTTATAACCGTCAGCAAAAAAACTATTAAGATAATTTTCATCACCTTTAACAAAAGTAACAAGATTTCCGCCACTTACAGAAACGCCATTGCTTTGATTAAAAATAATATCTCTGTTACTTGCAACTATTTCATAATGTTTAGAATTAGTACAAGGATAATCGTCATCGTAAGAAAACCGAAAAGGAATAGTATTAATATTTTGTGAATAAATTTCGCAACCGCTCCAAACAGGTGGGATAGAAGATTTATCTTTAGTTTTAAAAAGAACTTCATAAATTTTAACAGATGAAAGGTTTGTTAATTTCTTTCTATCTATAAGAAATGACGAAGAACTAGATGAATAATAGCAACTAAGACTTGTTTCATTATAAAATTCATAATCATTAAAAATAATATAAAGTTCATAGTCATTAGATGACTGATTATACATTAATATATAGCACCATGGATATGGTGCTACATTATTATCTAGTTCCAAATCAAACTTAAAAACAGGATAAGAACTAGGTAATTTAGCCGAACAAGTACTTACAACAAGATTACAGCAAATAAGAACGAAAGCTACAAAACATGATAACATCTTATTAAACTTCATAACTTCACGCTCCTTTAACAGAACTTCTAATAAGTACCCAAACTTTACGCAAGCTTAAAAAACAAACAACAGGGATAATGATAATTGGAAGAACATGAACAGACGGTTTCAAAGTATTCATGAAATAAGAAGATGTAAAACTATCATGTAATATTGAACCGTTTATTTCTGAATAATTTTTAAAAGTGTGGAGCTGATCATTAACATAAATATTATCAGAAGAATAAACAGTACGAAAAATACTACTATCAAGATTAATTAACCTATTAGTATCATAGGAAACCCATTGATTTCCAACAATCTTATAAGCATTATAACCTGAAAGAATACGCAAACAATTTTGATTATAACTATCAGATTTAACATTAAACAAAGCACTAGAATAATTGTAAAGTACAAATTCTTTATCACGCATGTTATAATGACAATACCACTTTCCATACTGATTTATAGGAAAATCAGGAAGTTTATCAACTAAATTCACATGAAATCACACCTTATAAAAAAAATTGCGGTCAGGAACTGCCCGACCGCATGAGTGATACAGTCCGTATGCCGTACCAGTATTATGCACCTTTAATTGCACTCTTGATAAAACCCCAAGCTTTACGCAAGCCGAGGAAGCCAACAGCCGCAGGGACTACGATAGGAAGAACAGATTTAATCTCATCAAGAACACCTAACAACATATCAGATGTGATGCCATTCCAACCACCAGCTACATCAGCAGCTACTGTAATAAAACCAGTCATATTTTCACCCCCTTTTAAAAAAATAGATTAAGAAATCTATATATCCATTTGCAACAGCTCCATACAAAATAGAAAATCAAAAAGCCTGTTGCAAGATATACAAAAGTATTTACAGCCTCTGCATCAACAGAAGTTTCTTTTAAAGTTACAGTAGTGGTTACCATTTCGGTAACCGAAGTTGTGACCTCGGTAATAGTTGTATCCACATTTAGAACCCCCAAACAACCGGTTCATCTTTTGATTTTTCCAAAAGCTCATAATTTTCTACATAGCCGCGGTTATCTCGATCAATATTTGCATAACGATTAACCAAAGAACTTATATCACCATTTACACCATTTAAAATTGACTTGTAAAGCGGAGTAGTATCACCTGCGATAACCTCTTCAATAGCCTTACCTTCAAAATTAACATTGTTCTTAACACAGCATAATGTAATCATATTATGCATATTTCCTGTCTGCTTGTCCTTATATGCCCTTGCGTTCACACCTATAATTAATACCTTTGCCAATTCTTTCACACTCCTTTTATTATCATATTGTCTTACAAAAAATTCTTTGTAAGACAATTAAAGTATAACATGTAAGACAATAAATGTCAATGGGATTTGACAAGAAAACAAAAAATAGCTATAATGAACAAAAAAGGAGTGAAAAGAATGTGCAATATGAATGACAATGAAACACAACAAAAGACAATAAGATTTGAAAAAGAAATAATAGAAAAAATAGACGAACTAAGAAAAGGAACAGAAAGAAACTTCAGTCAACAAGTAAAATTTATGATAAAAAAATATCTTGAAATAATTGAACAAAAATAATTAATAACAAAAAGGATGGACATAATGAATGAACTAATTGAAATAATCAAAGGAATATATGAATTGATTATAATACCAACAATAATAATAATAATTATAATTGCCGTAATAAAATCATCAGAAAGCAAGACAGCACAAAAGTTAGAAACAAAAGTTAAACAAGAACAAGAAGAAAAAACAACACAGCCAATAATTCAAAAGCCTGCTTTTTGTGCTTATCAAAGAAAAAAGATACTTACTAAAAATGAATATTATTTTTATACTAAACTTAAAGAAGTTACAAATAAATACAATCTGCAAATTTTAACAAAAATAAGATTAGCAGATTTAATTGAAGTGAAACCATATTCAATAAATAGAAATGAATGGGGAACATATTTCAATAAAATTAAAGCCAAACATATTGATTTTGCTATTGTAGATGATATGAAAGTACTATTAATAATTGAACTTGACGACCAATCACATAATAATATTGAAAGAATAGAACGTGATAAATTTGTAGATGATAATTTAACTGCATGCGGATATAAAATAGTTCATACACGAGGAGCTATTGATGCAATTGAAAAAGAACTACAAACAGTAACAAGAAATGCTAGTGTTCCGCCGCTGGAATGAAATTGTGTTTCCGCTTGCAAGGAAAATTTCACACATTGAAAAGTTGAACGCTTAATACGTAATGCGTCCAACTTTCCAACGTGCAAAATCTTTCTCCTGCAGAGCTGATTTTTTATCGTGCGGTTTTTTTCTTATCTTATGTTAGAATAATAGCATCAATAAATTTATTTGCATGGAGAAGAACTTACTGCTGAACTTAAAAAATCTAATGTTATTGCCTAAAAAAATTGCCTGAGGAGTTACTACTTCTCAGGCTTTTTTTATGCTCATTTTAATATCGTCTAAATATCTGAATAATATAAGTTTGGTGTAATTATAAAAGTTGTCAAGGATCTATTTTTCTATGACACCATTTTTCTTCAAATTCTTTAAGTTCTTGTTCTGTAGGTTCATCATTTTCAAAACCATACATGCAGCCACTCTCAATAACACAGTAAGATAAATCATCATAAGTTTCAACCCAATCAGGATATTTGACCCAACCAAAACGACATTCTTGACAAAATTTCATTACAGGGTCTATACAACGTTTAGGTTTTTCATCAAGCATTAAAATACACTCCTTTTAAATTAAATTATGTTTTCTTCATCTTGTTTATCAAAAAAAGACAATTGATTGCTATCAGTTCCAGTCCACCAATCGAAAACATCTTGACCAGTTTCCCAAGTATATTCTTTTTCTTTATGAAAATCTAACATCTTATCAAAAGCACGAATATATAATTTTTTAAAATTAGGATAACGTTCAAAGTCAGAAACCATAGTTTTTTGACCGGATAAAGGACACCCAATACAACCAATCCTTGTATTACAAGAATAAAGAGGATTAACAGAACAATTATAATAACTTAAAAAACGCCAAACATCATCATCAGACCAATCAACAATTGGATTTAAAATCGTTGAAGTAGTTCTAAAACAATGCTCAACTAAACGACGATTAGCATCATTATCCATATTCATAATAATGCCACCTTTTTCACTGTAAAAAACATCAGAATGAAAATTATTAGCAGCTTTTGAAACAAAAGAAGATTTACCAATTATCTTAACAAGACCTGAGTTTTTAGCTCGATTAATAGACTCCGCAGACCTGACACCAGTAACTTTTAAACGACCTTTACCAAACTTTTCTTTTAATTCAGAACAACAATACCTCAAAAGCCTAGTTGGTGGAATACCTTTTTTAACAATTAACGACCACATCGAAACACGATTTCCAAGCTTATCAAAAGGAATATCAATATTTATATTAGGTATACTTTTTATATACCTAATAGTTTCGGGAGCATCAACACTAGTTAAATTGTGATGAATATCGTGCTTAACATTCGCAAGTTCGGCTAAAATACGAATAACATCAGAATCCTTGCCACCGCTGTAACAAAGATAATAACCCTCATCAGGTTCAAAAGCTTTTAAACGTTCAATAGCAACAGTTATCTTTTTAGTAAAATCACACATAATAAAAATCACTCCTTAAATTATATTTTCTTCAAAATCAGTATACTTGCGTAAATTCAACAACAAATAAATATCATTAAAAACATGATTAAAAGTTTCAATGCGTTGAAGCAGTAACAGAAGCTCCAAGCAGTCCATAATGTCAATATCACGATAACGAATATTAGAACGAAGCTGACGAAACTCACGTTCCATAACTGTACGTTCAGCAAGTGCATACTGCAATAATAATCTAATTTCTTTTTGTGTCATAAAACCACCTACAAAGCATTTCGTTCTCGAAGATAATCAATAATACCACCGCCATTATCATTAATAAGCTTTCTGTACTTCTCAGAACGCTCAGGCTTATTATTTTTCAAATCATGAAGAACAGTATCAACACCCTTAATACAAAGAAGTGTATCAAGAGCGTTCCCACACTGATGATAAACATAATCTTCACACTTTGCAAGATTATAATCAACATCACATTTTGTAAATAAACTAATACGCTCCGCATCACCAATAAAATTTGACCACCATTTTTTACTTTTCCAACGAGCTTTATTACTATCTGAACCTTTTTTCAAAACACGCAGATAATTAGAAACAACACCACAAAACAAAATACCCAAATTATCAGAAGTAAGCATTCGGAGAAAATTAACAGCCCTATCATTACGCATTTGAACCTCAAATCTTATCCAAGACTTTTCACCAGGTTCAAAACCACGCTCATAAGCTTTATCATAACATCTAAATAAAATATCAGATTTACGAGAACCACAATTAATTGTATATCCAACACGACCAGCAGCACAAGTAACAAGCATAGAATTATCTTTAAAACGTGAAACATAATGCTTATTCAAAACATCTTTAGCAAATTGATTGATAGGAATGGTATCATCAAAACAATCATACGCTACATCAAGACGAGTAATATTAAAATCACAACTATTATCCAAAACATATTGAATAAGATACATAAAATCAGTATCAGCATAAGTTTCAAAAGCTCTACAACCTTTACCAGACATCTCAACCCAAATTCCTTCATTAACACGATGATTAAAATGAATATTAATTCCATCAAAAGACATTCTATTTTTATAACCCTGAGCACCATTACACTCCGTAAACTTAACATTCTCTAAACCCATAAGTTTAATTATTGAAGAAAAACTGTCAATTTTTGAAGTAAAAGAAAACCAGTCAATAAGCATACGATTTTTTAAACATTCGTCATTTTGCATAAATACCCCCAAAAAAACAAATAATATAGGGAAAAAATAAAAACGAAAAATAATAATATATGTATTCTCTACCCCCTGTTAGCTACAGGGGGTTGAGGGAATTTAAATTCCCTTGTAAAAATTCAACAAAACATAATGTCAAGCAAAATCATTCTTCAAGCAACCGCATGCGGTTGCTTGAAGCTATCATTTTGTAT